AGCACCAATGTTATAGGATTCTCCAACAGTACCGTTCTTAATTAAAAATCTGATTGCCGAACAGTGATCGCTGACATGTATCCAGTCTCGCACCTGCCGACCGTTGCCGTAAACCGGAATCGGCTGCTGATCTAATGCTCGGGTAATTACAGTTGGGATTAATTTTTCTCTGTGCTGATGTAGCCCATAATTGTTAGAGCAATTTGTTGTAATTGTTTTTAGTCCGTAGGTAGTATGCCACGCATGAACCAGATGGTCACTGGCTGCTTTACTAGCCGAGTAAGGACTACTAGGCTTGTATTGATTGTTTTCAGTAAATGCCGGATCTTCTTCGCCCAGGGCTCCATAGACTTCGTCGGTGCTGACATGTATGAATAGAGATTCAGGGCTGTTTTTTCTGACGGATTCTAGTAGAGTAAATGTTCCGTTGACATTTGTGTTGATAAATCGATCGGGATCTGTGATTGAATTATCTACATGCGTCTCGGCTGCAAAATGTACAACGGCCTTGGGCTGTTGCTTAATAAGAATATCAACTATTTTCTGATTGGTTATATCGCCGTAGACAAACACATGCCTGGCACTGTTAGGCAAGGAGTCTTTATTTGAAGCATAGGTTAAATTATCAAGATTAATAATCTGTGTTTCGTTTGTGTACTGTAACAGACCTTGAACAAAATTTAAACCAATGAATCCTGCGCCGCCGGTAACTAGTATCATTTCTTAAGTAACTCCGGCGAGTGTTGCGGCGCTGCCGAACTTAATTCAGCAGTTTTCTTCATTTCTTCCAGATTATGCGTTCTTTTTCTAAGTTCACTGGAACTGTAGACATGCTGTCGCTTATGATAGTGTAACTCAATGCCAGTATCAATACAGTATTGTTTGCCGGTAAAGTCTCTGTTAAGGTATTCCTCACTGAGGAATCTAATATGTATAGTCTGTGTCATTAACAGTTGAAGCAAATCAAATTCTGTTTCGTAGACCAGTATTTCATCTACATAGCGACAGGCCTGAAGTTGAACAAACCTTTCGTACACACTCTGCACTGGTTTATTTTTAATACCCGGTCGATCAATTGTGGGATCAACTTGAAGTGCAACAATCAGATAATCACACAACTGCTTTTCCATTTTGAGCATGGTAACATGCCCGGCATGCAGTAGGTCAAAAGAACTACAATTAAATCCTATTTTCATAGGTTTATTATAGTATTAGTTAACTAAAAAATCAACCAGTGACGATACCAAAATGAGCCCAGCGAGCGCCGCCGAGACTTACCCAACCAATTGGTGCACCAACTGAAGGCATTTCGTTCCAGACGATCTGTCCAGCTGGTCTATTGTCTGTGGGCATTCTATTGGAACTGGTATGATTGGTTTTACCAATGTTAACACTCTTAACCGATATAGAACCGTCGGTGTTAACAGTCAATTGGTCCCTATGATTGGTACCAATAATAAGAGTTTGATTTCTTCCGGTTCCGATGAAAGCAACATCCTGTTGTTTTTTCATGGCAACAATCTGTATCTCTTGATCCCATAGGTCAAGTACGCCCTCTGGATGCATGGTATTAACACCTACACGGGACGAACTAACAAACAGTGTCTCGTCCAACAGTGTTTCACCTACAACCTGTAGCTCTTTAAGAGCTCCGACTGTTTGTAAATTACTATTGGTAATAGAACTATCAAGAGTATCGTCCTCAACGAGAGATTTGTCACCTAGCTTGATAACGGAAACATCAATACCTTCATCAAGTATTCTTCCGATAACCTGGTCGCCAAGGGATTCGGAAGTACGATTTTGATAATTTTGTTCAAAGTTATCAGTTACAACATTTACCAATTGTTTAACAAAACTGCTGCCTGAATCAATTTCTCCGTCGATGCTTATATTGCCTTTGAAATTGGAATTGCCAACAATTTCTAAACCTCTGGCTACCAAACGATTTTCAAATACTGTAGCCTGATCTAAAATAGTAACCTGACACTTTTTTGCACTGTCCTGTATTCCGGTACTTTCAAATTTTTTGATAACTCCGCCGGAGATATTATCTGCAGAAATAGCCAAGGAATCTGTATTGATGGCTCTCCCAGGTATGGACTGATCTGGAAAATGTAGGGTTTTAATACTATCTCTAACCAGTCTGGTTGTGTGTTGGTTAGCCAGCTCTGCAATATCTAGACTCTGTAGTTTGTTTAAAATTTCAGCACCAAGTCTTTCTTTGGCCTGATTTTCCATTCGTGGAATGATAACTTTAATAAGATGTTGATTAATCAGAGTAACTACATCAACAGTGGACAATCTTTGGGCTACATCGTTTTCTAATTTTTTTTGTAATTCGTCGGTAAAGAAAGGAACAACTACACCATCAATCTGTTCTTGCAACAGAGTAGAAATATCAAACTGTTTAAGTTTATCTTGAATTAATTCGACAGCATCTTTTTGTACGCTGGCAACTATATCATTTACAAATTTCTCTGTAAAATCTTTTAAAAACTGTTGTGATGTTTCATTGAGATCCATGGCTTATATTTCAATTGTAATTATGTGCTCGTAATTTTTCTTAACTACACTCTTGTACATTAGGTTCTTATGCACTAAGAAATTTCTAGCACCGGCGTCAAGGCCAAATTTGGCCAACTGTTTAAAATACATTGCTCTACGACAAAAAGGCCCAACTAACATGACACTTTCGTCGTCGACTATGTAATTAGTGGCTAAGAAATTGTTTCTGTCGGGTTGATTATATTCGTAGTGTTCAAAAAATATTTTTTTAGATTCGTTGTGGTCCTTGAGCGCAATAGGATTACTAAATTCTTTTTCTTTGAAATCTTGATTTTTGTAATCTTTTAGTGTGGTCAGAACAAATTTATTTGATAGACTGACTAATCTTTTAACCAGCTCTCTTTGCTCTTCGTCGGATTCTGCAAAGGTAAAATATTCATCAAAAGCAATAACTGCTTTGAATTGTTTTTCTTTAATGCGATCAAAGTCAACATAGGTATAGGATACCATCTGTTTAGTTAAAAAACCTCTGACAGCATCGCTTATCTGTGTAACACAGATGTCGTACTCTTTAAATTTAAGCAACGCCGGGCTAAATCCAATAAACAGGGTATTTGTAACATCAAGATTATAAAAAGAAAAGATTTTGTCTAAAATTTCTTTTTTCTTAGATCCTAGTTCGTCAGAGCGAGAATTACTTTGATAAGCTTCTAGTAGAATGTCGCTATACTTCTCAAACGATGTAGTCATTTTATATAAACAATCCTCAAATGATATGTTATTTATCTGATACTCAGCTTAAACATAGCTCATAAAAAAAGCCACCAACTTGGTGGCTTTAAATATTTAATTGAGGTTTTACTTGGTTAACCCTAGACTATTGTATATTTTCTGTACTCCAATGGCCTGATAATAGCAGTCCATTAGTGCATTGTGTGCTTGATCTCTACCTTTTTCTCTTGGATCGCCGTGTACACCAAACAAGGTGCGACTATCCCTGATCTGCCAGAAATGCCAGGGAAATCCCCAACCTTGACTGCGATAAAGATCTTCTAAAATTACAATATCAAAGGCAGGACCCTGGGCCCAGATATAGTCTACACCAACTAAGAACTTGTTGAGTTCGTATTTTAGTTTAGCAACATCAATTCGATCTCCCGACTCGCCCATGGCTTCTTCACGAACTCTAGGATCCTGCTGTGCCCACCATTCAATGGTACTGTCGTCTACTGTGCGACCTTTTGACAATTGGTCTTCAATATCCAACCGAAAGTAAATACCTGGGCCGGGCTCTTGAGTACTAAAAGGATCAAACTTAATAGCACCCAAGGTTAGTACAACACAATCGGGTCTTGTACCTAGGGTTTCTAGGTCTAACATTACACTGGTGCTCATCTACCTAAGCTCACCATTGTAATAATCTTGCTAATTTCTTCACCAAGTTGATCCTGATCGGTTACGATATAAAGATTAGAATTGTGCGAATCTTTTCTTTGATCGTAGGTTCTAGTTTCGACGATAAATCCACCGTTGGCAGCATGGATGCTTAATCGAATTGGGTTTCCATTGAGATCGTTTGATTTTTCAATGGATGATACCATGGACGCCTTACTAATATTAACCATTGGGCCATCTTCTTCGGGAATATCGTTAAGCCAATTACGAATTCGGCGTTTTAATTTGAGCAACATTATTCTTTACCTTATTGTTTTCTGCATCTGCCACACGCTTACGCAGACTACTACTGCTAAAGCTGTGATCACGCTTGTTGAATACATGATGAATTCCACGGCCTGCACCTTCATTTCTTCCGGTAAAGTTAGTGTCTTCGTACTCAACTCCTAGTATACGCACATCTATAGGTAAAGTCAATATCAAATCGATTAGATCTTTTTCCGTTTCGTAGACAACAATCTCGTCTACATACCGGCAAGCACCTAAACTTATTTGTCTTTCAACAATGCTCTGTACGGGTTTATTTTTGGAATCTGGACGGTCAATAGTTGGGTCCGTTTGTAGTCCTGCAATTAGATAATCGCAGTGGTTTTTAGCTTCGGCTAGCATAGCAATATGACCAGCATGTAATAGGTCAAAGGTACTAAAAGTAATACCAATTTTGAGACCTTGAGTTTTGAGATCTTTAATTTTATTGAGTAGCATCATTCGTCGGGCTCTAATTTGATTACCAATGGAAATCCATTGCGCTTGGCCAGTATACTAACTTCGATGCCTTTTTGTTCGGCAATTTCATAAGGAAGTACTGCAACCACAGCACTGCCATCCTCATGAATTTTTCTAGTTAACTCATTGGCTTCGTCTCTAGAAGTTTTAAAGACAACCACTAGACTTTCGACAACAAACTCCATGGTAGTAACTTCATCGTTGATGTAAATTACACGGAACTTGGGCGGTTCAACAATATCTGTGCGAACCTTGGTTTGTACAATTGAATCTGTTGACATTATTTTAATTTTAAAATTGTGGGGAATTTAATCCCCACAATTATTTACTTACTTGAATCCTTGGTGATAGAAATTTTCCTAGGTTTCATGTTATCGGGCAACACACGGACCAAACTAATGTTTAGCATTCCGTTTTTAAGAGTTGCGCCGTTGACTTCGAGATAGTTGCCCAGAGTAAAAGATTTACTAAAACTTCTAGTACTGATACCTCTATGAACATAAGTTGATTCTACACCGCCTTTGTTTTCTCTGTTACCGGTTACAGTTAAATGATTACCCTCGACATTGATTTCAATATCAGTGAGTTCAAATCCGGCAACAGCTAGTTCAATCGCATAAGCATCCTCGTTGTACTTGATAATATTGTAGGGAGGATAGTTAGCTTCTTGCTGTGTGTTAACTCTAGATAGTTCTGTAAACAGATCATCTAGACCTACAGTATAGCGATGAAAAGGCGCAAAGTCAATGCGACCGAGTGTTAATTGTTGTGTCATTTTATTTCTCCTTTCATAAGCAAGTAATGACCAGGGGGCCCGATTCGGCACCCCCTATTTAAATCCGAGAATTACTTTTTATCAGTTTTTTCAGTAAACTCGGCATCAACAACAGTTTCGTCTTTGGTTTCAGACGATTCTGGTGTTTCCGGAGAAGCAGCTTTTTCTGCTTCGCTCTTTACCTTGAACACTGGATTCGATGCTTGATATAGGTCAGAAACCTTTTTATTGATTTCTTCGGCATCATCGGTTTTTAGTGCAGTCTCAAGATCTGTAACCGCCGTATCAAATTTAGTTCTTTCTTCATCGGTCAAAGACTCTTTATAAGTCTCATATTCCTTGCGAAGGTTAGCTAAAGTTCCGTCAGCACCG